ATTGTATAAAATTTTAATGTTGTAAAAGTTGATGCGTCAGGTGCTAAGTATAAAAAAATTTGAGGTGTTGTTTGTCTATCTACAAAATATTGAGATGGTTGTCCTGTTTCTAACTTATTTGGAAGAGCTGCATACGCAGATCTATCTATTTTAGTTAAAGAAATATCTTGAGTTGATGAAGTATTACTAGCTGCAGCTGTGGTTGAAATGTAAGCCTCTAAAACATCATTAACACTTTCATTGACAGCGTATTGTGCAGTTCCTGCAGTCAAAGTTACTTCATTCAGAGATACTTTCCAAAGGTGAATACCTCTATTCCCCCACTCTGAAAATAAAAGATTTAAACTTCTTCTTGCACTACGTAAGTCATGACCACTATTAGTCCGCATACCACATCTCTCGTATGCTTCTTCAATAATTTCATCGATATTTAAATCGAATGATGATGTTCCTGACGTAGCCATAATTCATTACATTAAATCTTTATAATAATCTAAAGATTTTCCTGGTATTAATTGTTCATCTTGTAAACCCATTCCAGAAGTTCTTGCTGCACCATAACCCCTTACAGATTTACCAACAGATGCTTTCATAATTTTTTTTTCTCTTTTAGAGCTTTTAGATGCACCAATCATAGATTCAGTTTTTCTTATGTCTCTCTTATCATCGCCTTTAACTGACATTCCCGCTTTGGCATACATCATTTTACCTTTTTTAGCTTTCATATTAGCTTCGATGGCCTTTCCTCTTTTTTTCTCGTAACTAGATAACTTGCCATCTTTATCTAAGTCAGCTTTTTTTGGGTTCTTTAACATTGTATCTCCTCCTACACTCATTTTTAAAAGATCACTATGATAATCTTTAGTTGATGTTTTTTTTAATTTAGTTTTTAATGCTTTTGCTCTTGCTTTTTGTGCAGGAGTTCTCGTAGCCATTTTATATCCTATGTTAGCAACCTCAAACCCTATAGTCAAAGGCACTGCTCCTTTACTTAAAATTCTACCAGCAGTTTTAAGTTTTCCTAATTTTGAAGTTGCAGTTTTAGCTAATGTTTTTGAAGGTAAAGCTTTTTTAGGATCAAATATAGTTAAGGCTTTGCTTTTACCCATAGTATCTAATGCTTTGCTTTTTCCTAAAGTATCTACGGAAGCAGCTTTTTTATTTTTAAATCTATCTTTTAATTTGTTTATCACACCCTTATCAAGGAAATCATCAAATTTTTTATATGCTTTTGTTAAGCCTTGACCTGCTCTAAATAATGTTGTGCTCATATTTCTATCATACCACCATAATACTTCTTGGTAAAGGTACTAACATTTGTAGGCTTTCCACCAACACCTTGTGGTTTAGATCTTTTCCTCGCAACGGCACTCTTCCTTTGGGATTCTGTCATCCTCGCTGCTTTGGCAGCAGGGACGCATTTTGGATACTTCCGTTTTCGATCCGCTGCTAATTTTGAACGACCACATGGTGCGTATGAACCATCTTTTCGTTTGCTCCCAATATCTACCCATTTTTGATCGAACCATTTTTTTAGCCCTCCTGATTTGAATGATTTTGAAAAACTTATACCTAAATTCTTTTCTTTTCCTGTTTTACTTCCAGTCAAACTTACTGATGAACTTTCACCTTCTCTAGTTACACCTAATGAAAGAGTGCCAGAAACATTACCTTTTTGTTTTTTTAAAAAAGGCTTTTCAGCTCCACCAAAAATAGTTGTTTTACCTTTTTTTATACTTAAAGTTCCTTTAGGCACAGAAACTTCAGGATTGTCATATATTTCTACACCACCTCCAATAGTTGTGCCTTTCAATGTTTTTTTTAAATAATTTGGTACAGAAATTTTTTCCCCCATTAGAATACACCTTCAAATTTTGTGCCCTTTATCGCTGCTCCTGCTCCACGACACATGCCCCCATCTCTTAATCCTTTGGCTTCTATTTTTTTTGCATCTCTAAAATCTGCTCTGTCTTCGTCATCTCCAGCTTTTCTAGCATCAAAAGGGTTATCGAAAAATTCTTCTTTTCTACCACTTCCGACTAATTCTTCTGCTGTTTGATATCCTTTTTTCTTTTTTTTATTTTTAGTCATCTAACATACCTTTATAATAATTTGATAAACTATCGTTAGACACTTCATGACCAGCTAAATTTCCTTTGATATAGCTACCATTATAAGGTTCGAGTTTCTGAGCAAATGCACCTTTATTTGCTTTTTCTGCAATAGTGATGACTAAATCTCCTCTAGATGCTTTTACAACAGAGTCTAGTGATTTAGCTTGTGCTTTATGAAGTCTTGAAGCTTTATGTAAAGCACCTGCAACTTTTTTGATTTTAGCTTCTCCACCATTTACTTTACCAGCTGGTTTAGGTCCTCTAAAATCTTTTCTTTTTACGCCTGATGGATCTTTAATTTTACCCGCACAAATTTTAGAAGCATATGCATTAGCATACGCTGACGGATAAACTCGAAATTTTCTCTTCGCTGCAGCTTTACCTCTTGGGCATAGTTTTGTCATAATGAAGAATTATAACACTTTTATAACTTACAGTCTATGCTTTGAACAAAAGGCTTTTTTTTCTTTTAATAGATGCAATGACTCTTTTCTTCTTCTTTTTTTCATCTCTAGCACCTCTTAATTTACCTTCTATTTGTTTGGGCATTTGTGATCTTGTGATTGCCATATTATATTAAGTCCTTTGCTTTACCTAGAACAGGTTTGTATTGTGTTTTGCCATCTTTTCTAAATGCATGTAAAAAACTAGCTCTTGGTGTTCCCTCTATCCAACTTGCGTGAATCCATCCACTATTAGGTTCACCGGGAGTGTAGTATTCAAGGATCAATTGATCCGGTTCTAAATTAAATTTAATCCAATCAAATAGCTCAGCATTATCCACACCTGGACATTCAAAATCTGCCGCTTCAGCTTTTGCATGTTGGCTGTTCGCTGAGCTGCCGATGGCAAGACATAATTCTACACTACGAAAACCGCTAGTCACCTTAACTCTGCCAAAATGGTCTCGAACTGGTTGAAGAATATTTTCACATAACATTTTTAATTTTTCTATTTGTTCTGCGTTAGGGTTGTTATTAATACCCTTACGTATAGCAGTGTCACTTTTAATAAGCTCTGAAAGAGTGAAATTCCGTGAAAGATTCATATTACTCCTATTCTATAATTAATTTTTTAATTGATTTTGAACCATCTATATTATCTTCTAATTCTGCTTTACCTTTCCAACATTTGTAAGACACAGTTTCTGAATACTGTCTCTCAGCTGTACGCTTACCGCGTAAACATTCGGCCATGTTGCTTTGCAAACGTGCCTCCTTAATCTCTCCGTTTACAAACATAAGCAATCCTACTACCGCCTCTATCATTGTGCGTAACTCCCATTACCGTTTGTGTATTTCATTTCTCTATTTTGATCTTTTAATTTTTCGATATCAATCAAAACCTTGTCCATTTGTTTTCTTAAAAACTCGATGTTTACTTTATTTAAAGCCATTGACTCGATATGTGCATTTAATTTATCTGTAGTTTTATACAAATCTTCAATCATCATGAACTGCTCAGAATCGGCGGGAAGCGAACCAAGTTGGCCTCGTGGCCATTTTATTCTAAAGTCTGTGTTTTCTGTTAGATCTTTTTCCATCAACTCTAATCTTGTGCTGTGTTGATTAAGACGTTCTACCATATTGAAATAGCCCATGGTGCCGAGAGCGACAATTACGATCAAACTAGCAACCGTCTTCATAGGCATCTGCACAGCTGCCTCTTCCGATATATTGAGTGCTTTCTTAACCAAGTTTTTTACCTTTGTTTATTCCTTTTTTAATAATATAAGATTGCGTCCCATTTGCTCCAATGTCAACTTCCTGTCGTAGTGTTTTTTGTAGCAATTTTACTCTATTTTTTTCTTTTTCTTTTTTGGAATAACTTTCCAATAGCCTTGTGTCCCTCATCAAAAAAAACTCCTATCTTAGTCATTAAATTATCTAGAGCACTAAATATTTTATATAAGTATTTATCAATCATCTTTTTTTCCATTATTTTCATAGGACATATCATCTGCATAATCTTTATAAGACTCATAAGTCCTTTTTTCATTTTTTATTTTTTCCATTTGGTAAAACATCTTATCAGAATCTTCTGTAACCATGCTAGAGTCCTCTGCATCCCAATAGGTAGTTTGGACTTTATAGTCAGGCCAAGAGTCATCAGTAGTATAACTAGTACAGTGCCACAAAATACGATTATTAGGCTGAGCTGCATAATTACCGTTATCAAGCTCCAATATGTGT